TCCCCCCCAACTTTCGGCTCCGACATCGCCTACACTAGATTCGCCATTCGTGTCGATCCTGTAGCCGCTCTTGCCCCCCGGTCCGCCCCAGCTTTCGGCCCCGACATCGTCGGTCCCATAGCCAAAGGCGGCACCGGGGGCAAGCGCACCGGGGGCAGCGGGGGCACCGGGAGCACCGGCAGCATCATCGACGCCCTCGATCGTACCCTTGTTTTTCGACGCATAGAACACCCGCTCGCCGCGCTCCTTGCCATATTGTTCCTGCATCGCGGATTTGATTTTCTCACCTTTCGGCGTCAGGGGCACAGCAGCCTCCCTTTGGTCGGAGAACGCCTCCGGTGGCCGAGGACGAGCCAAAGCGTCCCACCGCCACCGGAGGCGGCAGGACCGTTTAACGTGCCCCAGCAGCCCGCTCATGCGGGCGCTGGGCTGTTTTTAGGTTAGTGCTCTGCCGGGCGCTGTGCGGCGGTCACGGTCGGGCGATGCGCCGTCGCCGTCGGCGTGATCGCTGGCGCGTTGACCGGCGGCTCGATCTTCGACTGCAAACCGCCAGCCGCGACGTATTGCGGCCCTTGCGCCGTGAGCGCCCGCGCGAAATTGACCGCCGGATCGGGATGCAGATCCATAAACACCGCGCCTTTGTCGGCCGCAGCCTGCGCCTTCCCGTTCCATTCCTCCGTCGCCTTCTGGCGCGTCTCATTGTTGGCGGCGGCTTGCTCCTGCAACAATTTATCCATATCCGCCTGCGTCGCCTCACCGCTGTAGATCTTGCGGTGCATGTCGGCCTGCGCCTGATTTTGCGCAGCAACGGCGCTGTCGTGGGGGATCAAGGCCTGGACCACCGGATTGGTCAAGGCGCGCGGATCGAGATTATTCTGGTCGTACCAGCCCGGTTCCATCTGAACGACACCGCCTTCGGGGGCGTCTTCGGAAATACCGAGTTGCACGATGAGGCGCTGCGGCAGATAAAACGCCCCGCCTTGCGGATGGCGGTCGCTGTGTTGTGACTGGGCCATAGAGTGGCTCCTCCTCATGTTGAAGTTAACGTTTCCGCTTGTAGCTCCCAGTAAATCGCTTCGGCGCGCTTACGCGCGGCGATGGCGAGTTCGATCGTCGGGTACGTGCCGAGATGGACGCGTTCCTTATCGACGTAGATCACGGCGAACCAGTTGCCGACCCTATTTGGATAAACGCCGGTAACACCGGTCGTGTTGTTCGTCTTGCGTGGCGCGTTTGCGGTGTTCGCACCGTGGTCGAGCAACCGCAGATTTGTCCACGTGTTATCGGCTCTGATCCTATTCTTGTGATCGATCTCGCGACCGGCAGACGGCAGGCTTCCCGTCATCCACACCCATGCAACAACATGGGCACGATAGTTCTTGCCGTGATGCGCCAGCGTCCAATAGCCCTTGTTGAGCACACCGACCGGATCACCGATGTTGATAATCCCGGCATGGCCCCACGTTCTGATCTTCGATGTGAAGCGACCAGTTACAGGATCGTAGAGCCAAAGCTCGCGCAGCTTGGGATCGAGATAGCGATCATCGTATTTCGGCATGGGCTAGCCTTTCCTTGCGGGAAAGGCTACCGTAGCACGCAACGGGGAGCTAAAACCATTCGTTTTGCCAAGAAAAGCCTATATTCCGTCGAGGTACGCAAAAGTCGAAGGATATATAAATTCATCTTGGCCAAGGCGGCAATAGTACGTAGTTACATGATAGATGCCTACATATTGAATAGGCGTCTTCTGCAACGGCGTCATCGGATAACGCAGGCGGCCCGGATCTTTCGAATACGCCAAGGCCCGGTCAACCGTTCCGAGGATGCCGGGCGTGCCGCCCGCTCCCATGCCGATCGCCCATTTGACCGGATAGATGTCGAGGGAGCCGCCGCGCTGCGCCGCCAGATTGTTCTCTTCGAGGAACTTCAGGATCGACATCGAGCCCGCCGTCGAGACCACTTGCGACACCAAGATGCTGTACTGGGCAGGCGGGATTAAGAGGCGGTCCGGGATCACGCTGTAGCCGGAGGCGGCCCAGGTGTTGTTGAGGAGCGTGTTGACATCCGCCAGCATCTCGGCGGGTGTCTTGGTGGACCACTTCGTGCCCAGCGCCGCCCCGGTCGCCGCCGTCGTCGCGGTGACACCGGTATTGTTGAACATCCCGGTGAACGACGTGCCCATCGTCGTCACGTCCCCCATATAGACAACTTGGTCTATATCCATCTGGTGCTTCAAGTTCAGGAATTCGAATTTCTGCTGGTCGATCGGGCGGCCAACTTTGATCGCGCTCTCCAGTTCCGGGATGGAATATTTCAGTTCCATCTCCCACAGCGGCAAGGGCTGGCTGGTCTTCGAGATATCGAGGCTGATCCCGGCAATCGCCGTCGTCACCTTGCCGCCCCAGTTGATGCCCGCAGGCACGACACCGCCCGCAGCGGCAGCGGTCGAATTGGTAAACGACGCGCTCTCATCGGCGATCGTCACATCCTCGCGCAGATCGATGTCGCGGCTCCACGTGACGGCCGCCAGCGGCATGTGCAGTGTCGGATCGAGCCGCTCCAGTTCGTTGACCAGAAAAGAGCCCGCCGAATCAACCGTCTTTACCGAGCCGGTCGCCTTGTCTTCGTAGGAATAGGCACGGTCGAGGGTGGGCCAGCCACCGGTCATCCCGCGCGACAGTTCGTGCAGCAATTTCCCCTCCTAAATTTACCAGGGATTTGGGTGGGCTTGGCGAACGCCGTAGCCCGATGAAAGACAAGGACCGGTAGGGTAGGCTTAGATGTTGAACTGAATTTCCGTGTTGCCCTGCGCATCGGCGGGACCGGTGAAGAACGCCCCGGGCAACAGCCAGAGGTTCGCCCCAGCAGCGGCTTCGACACCGGCCTGCACGTGGTTGCCCGTGCTGGTGCCGTAATAGACGTAGACCGCGCCGCCCTTGACGCAGGCCGCCGCACCGTTGAGCTTCATGTTGATGTAGCCCCGGAACATCAGATCGATGATCCCCTTCGGCATCGGCACCCCCGGCCCAAACGGCACCACACCGGGATTGGCGGCTTGGTTGTCGCTGGCCGGGAACGGGCGCACCGAGATACCGATCGGTGTCGTCGGCACCGCCGTATCGGTCGCCAGGATCGGCCGCGCCCCGTTTGTGTCGATCGTGCCGACCGTGCCGTAGGACAGAAACGGCGTCGTCGCATTCTGCACTTGCGCTGCAATCGTCGTACCGACCGTTTGAAACCGGGTGCATTCGCCCGGTATTCCGGCAGGCATGCGATACATAAAAACTGCATCAGGCATCTGTCATCCCTCCTCTGAGGATCAAAAAGATATTAGTGCATCGCCCCGTTGGTCTTTTGCTTCGACCAGAACTCTTTGGCCGCTTGATTCATCTTGGCGATCGAGGGCGGGCCAGCGTATCCGGTCGTGTCGCGCGTCGGCTGCGCCGCCGCCGTGCGCACGGTGCGGCCGTTGTTCTGCGAGGCCATCGCCGCGCCGACGGCGTTAAACGCCATCTTGACGCTGTCGCAGCCCAACGGCTTGATGCCGTCATAGGTGGCGATGCCGATCGTGTCCTTGATGACCGCTGCGGTGTCGGCGTCCTTGAACGCCTTCTCCATGACGAGGCGGCGGTATTTGCACAGCCGCTCGGCGGTCGATTTCATCGGCAGGCGGGCATCGAAGGTGGGGATACGCGTGCCCGGCGCGATGATCTCGGCATTGGCGACCAGATCGGACCACAGATCTTCTTGGTCCATCGAATCACGGGTGCGGGCATAGGCGGCACGGCGGCGGCGGCTGTCGCCCGTGCTGCCTTGCTTGAGATCTTCGAGGCCCGGCAGATCGGTCTCGCCGACCATGTCCTCGCCGAGGCGTTCCGGCACCGGCACGTCGGCCCCCTCGTCGCCTGTGCGCAAGGCGGAACGGCGGCGCAGCTTGAAGCGGCGGGCATCCTGCGTATCGGGATCTTCGAGTTCCACGTCTTCTTCGTCGCCGCCGCCCTCCATCAGCGCCTGCACCTGTTCTTCGAGCGCCGCGATGCGGGCCGCCAGTTGCGTCAGATCGGGCGCACCGCCGCCACCGCCATTCGGATCGCCGCCGCCGCCCATCGGGGGAGCTTGATCCATGCCACCTCCTTCCGGTTCACCTTTGCCGTTCATGTGAAGATGAATGTGCGTGTCGTTTTCGCCACCACCGGGACCACCGCCACCGACTGTATCGCCGGTCATCGGATCGATGTAATCGCGGGTTACCGCCAGCGCCTCGTCGGTCGAATGCGCATCGCGCACCCGCCGCACCATGCGGTCGAGCCAACTAGCCATCACTTGATCTCCTCCTCAGAAATGTAGATGAACACGGCGACCGGTGCGTTTCAGTGCCTTCACCGGGGACTGGTCCCTGGTGTCCTCGTGCAGTAGATCCTCGGCGGCGTCGTTTGTCGGCCCGTCAATCTTTAGCCCATGCCGCGCCATGACCGTCCGCATCGCCTTTTCGGTGTTCAGCGTCCCCGCGTAGTCGGCGCTGCTATAGCCCATATCCTTGAGTTCTTTTTTGATTTCCGAGAGCGGGATTGCCGCTACGCGCTCCTCGCCGGAAAAGTCATGCGGGAACGAATAGGAGATCATGACCGTCTTGTCGCCATGCGTCTTTGTCGTGCGACCAACATTTTTACCGGGTTCGCTTCCGGCGTTGATCATCGCGTAGTTATCAAGCTTTTCGGGCAATTTCACATGGTAGACCGAGACCGTGTTGCCGACACCGCCCGCCGATACCGGGCCTTCATCGGATGACGTGTTGACAAGATGGGTTGCGACCGAGCGCAGATTACCGGCGTTACGTCCCTTCAGCCCACCCGTCTCACTGCCCAGCCGCAACACCCGGATCGGCGAGCCGGTCGTCGGCTCTACGGAATTTTCCTCGGGCGCGTGGGGCTTCATGCTGCCGCCGCCGGTTGAGCTAAATTTGCCCCCCTCGTCACGCTTGTGCTGGCTCTCGTCGAAATCATGCGTGCTGCACTGGGCGCAGCCGCAATCCGCTTCGTGTCGCGGGAAGAAGGCCGTGTCGCCGATCCGGCAGATCGGGCCGCAGCGCCCGTCGCGCACTAGCGCTAAGTGATTGCAAATAATGTTTCTTTGCCGCCCACGCGCGTTGCCGGTCTCCTCGTAGTCGGCCTTGTAACCCACGCTAACTTCGCGTACGTCCTTGTTACGGATCGCCTTGATCGCCTCGGGATCGTAGATAATCAGATCGCCCAGCAAGAGATTGTCCATAACGCGCTCGCCACGCCGTGGATTGATCACCGTGCCGACGAGCAATTCCTTGTAGTTCTCGGGCATCACGTCGTCTTCGGGATGGTCGAGCGTGACCGCCTTGCCCTGTAAGGATGCCAATGTTGCAGGGCGAAACACCTCATCCGGTTCGCGGTCGATGATTATCTTGCCCGCTGCATCGCCCTTGATCGGGATTTCCTGATCGGAATAAAGCTGTGGCCCGATACGGGCCAACGGCACATTGCGGATGATCAAAAAGCCTTCCGGCGACAGCGACTGCATCGGCCCCAATTGCTCGACGGTCAGAAAGTCGGTGTCGTGAAAGCGGATGCGGCGCGGCGCAATCGCCCGGTCACGGAACCTCAGCGTCCGATTGGCAATATGCAACCGCAATGCCATCAATGCGCCAGCCACGCCGTGCCGTTGCAGAACGCGATGACGACAACCGCGCCGCCGCCGGTCAAGGCCCCGTTATAGGCCGGTGTCGTCGCGTCGCTAACGACGCGCAACTGGCCCGTCGCTGCCGCCGTACACGGGATTGCCGAGAGACCGGCCACGGTCGTCGCGGGCGGCAGTTCGATGCCTCCCGACATCGTCATCAGCGTTTTGCAGAAAAAGCCCTGACCGGGAACTTCACTGCACTGCGCAAAGGCCGGGACCGGCGACAGCAGGAGCGCTAGGCTGAACCACCAGATTTTGGACATCATTCCTCCTCGGCATCGGCCACGTATGCCAGCCCGCTATGTTGCGGCGAGACATAGACGAGGCTGCCGTCATCAAAGATCAGTTTGACCAGTGTCGCATCGCATTTCTCGACCGGCATGAACGCATCGTCGAGATATTCGGCCAAGGCTGGCGTGCCATCGAGCGTTACGTGCTCGACGGTCACTCGTCGGCTTTCTCGTCGCTCTGTGACTGTGGTATCAGCCACATCGTATCGCCGTTATCAAAGACGACGCGCAGGAGTTCGGCGTCGTCAGGATCATCGACCGGTGTCATGTCGGCCTTCAGATAGGCGACAAGGGCGGACCGACCGTCAACATCCTGCTGCTTGATCATGTCGCCACCCGGTCATCCTCGCTGGCCTTGTAGTGCTTATTGACTAGTTCATAGAGCGGTCGGAAGGTTTCCGATTGCTTGAACCACACCAAGCGGTCGAGCGAGCCTTCGAGATCGAGCTTGGCCATCTCGGCCAGCGTCTCATGCGTCGCCTGATTGCCGTCCGCCTTCTTGTCCTTAAAGGCCTGCCACCACTCGCGGCTGTAATCGGTGATCCCGTCATCCTCGACAAATTTCTGCCACTGCCCGGATTTGTTTACCGTCTCGTCCCAATCGGCGAGGAGGGGATATTGTTTTTTGGCCTTCTCGGTCAGGTAGCCAGCCCGCGTCATCAGTGGATCGTCGGGATCTTCTTTTTTGCTGGCTTCGATCCAGTCATTATATTGCTTGTGGCGCTTTTGCCGGATGGCTTCGAATTTGACGTGCATCATCTCGTGCGTCAGCAATCCGGCGGTGCTCATATAGGGCACATCGACACCGTATAGCTGTATCCTGCCGCTGGCATGAAAGGCGGTCCCGCCGACATTAAACTGCTTGTCGCCCACCGTCGCGGTCGGCTTCTCGTCGCTAAAGAACACCCGCTTTGGATCGACACCCATCGCCTTGCCGACAGTATCGACCATCTCCTGGCGTGCCGCCTTGTTGACCGGTTCAAGTTCGCGATTGTAGCGCTCGACCTGTTCCGAATAATCCTCGGCGCTGGGATCGGTCTTCTGCCACGTCGTCATCCGATGCTGGCGATATTTGCTAAAAAACGCTTCCAGGCTCTCGCGGGCGCTCTTTAGCGGATCGAGCCCGCCTTCGCGCTCGAACGGTGCAGGCGGCTCCCATTCGTCGGCCTTGGTCTTTTTGGCGGTCTTGCCGCCGCCCTTGCTGAACTGTCCGGTGTTGGACGGGTTGCCGCCACGCTTGTGTTCCGCTTCCTTCCATTCGGCGTCACGGACACGGCGGTGCGCAGCGTGACGCTCTCTGAGTTCCGGCCATGGTTTAAGATGGACAACCATCAGCCGACCGATCGGGGCTTGACACCGGGCTTTAGATGCCCGTTCTGATCGCGCTCGCCATACGCGAAAAGTTCCTGCCACATCGCCTTGGCTCCGTCCGCCGCCTTCTGCGTGTAAGGCCATTCGAGCTTGCCGTTGTGCTGCGCCGCAAAAGCCTCGGCGGCCCATTCATGGGGATGCTCTTGCGCGAAGGCCGAGATGACCATCTCCGGATCATCGAAATACTTTTGAACGATCGCATCCTTCTCACGAAACCACTTGTTATAGAACCGTGATGACATACCGGCAGGCGGCCTGATCTGCTGAAACATCTTGTGACCGAGTTCGTGCAGGAGCGTGCCCCGCGGCGACGCGTCCGCTACCATCCCGCCGCTCCACCGCTTCTCATGTTCGGCGTATTTCTCGGGTTTGCCAAAATAATCGGGATTGAGGCTGATCCCATCACCGGAAGCATGTGCGAGGATGCCTGCCTCGGTCAGTGACGAATCGAATTTTAATTTCTGCGGCGGCAGCCCATAACGCTCGGCAATCCCGTTCACCCAGTCCTGCCGTGCCTGCGGCTCGTGCAGATCGGCTGATTTTTTTTCCGCTTCCGCGCCGCCACCAGTCTCGCTGAACTTGCCCCCCTCGTCACGCTTGTGCTCCTCTTCCTGCCAGTCAGCGTCATCCCAGTCAGGCCCCAATCGCATCCGCCTGCGGTTGCGCTCGGCCTGCAATTGGTAGATCTGCTGCACGAAATTCTGCTGCTTGGCGTTTTGCGCCAGATACAGGAGATCGGCGTCGAGCGGCACCGGGAAGGCATCAGCCTCATCATGCGTCCGATGCGGCTCTATTTTATAGATCTCGGTAACCTTTGTTCTTTTACCGGTATTCCCCGGATCTATCGTCTTGCCATTTTTTAGCACAAACCAATGATTTCTCGTACCAACGAGATATGTGCCTTCTTGCGGGGCGATGGCTTCAAGTTCACTTATCGAACGCTCGTTGTAGTTATGCCCGTCTTTCTTGAACAGAAGCTTAAAATCCATGTTGTTGAAAGTATAACCTAACTTATTCAATGCCTGATGCATCGCAGAGGGCCGCATCCCTCCCTTCTTAAAGTGCTCCTTGGCGCTTTCCCAGACATGATCCGGCGGCTTCCCGGTTATGGCCGCAGCCGCTTCGATGCCACAGACATTACGCTGGTCCAGCTTGGCATACGCAGTCCCGCTGAATTTGGCTTTCTTGCCGCCGCTGCCCTCGGTCCATTGACCGCTCGGCTCACGCGGCTGGTTAGGATCGAAAGCATCCCGCGTCCATGTCCGCGTCAATCGACGGTCGTGGCGATGCAGATAGATCATTCCTCGTCTTCAAGCTCGTCCGGATCAAAGCCCAGCATGTCGATCAGTGCCGGATCGGCGGGCAGATCCTCGTCGTCGTCGATGTCGATGTCGTCCGGCTGCGGTAATGTCGCGCTTTCCTTGGGCTGATCCTCGATCTTGCCATAATGGGCCGCTGGCAAAGGCGGCATCTTCGAAATATCAGGCATTTATCGCTCCAACGGTTCGGATATAAATGGGGATAAATACCTCATAATTCAAGCTGCCTGCTTGCCTTCGCTGGCCAGATGCCAATCGGCAAAGACATGCGGCGCGATATAGGATTTCAACGCGATCGCGGGCGTGTTGCCCAACGCTTCGGCCACCTTGCGGGCCACCGCCAAGGCCGCCTTCTTGTACGCTGTCGGTGATTTCGGCACCGTCTGCTTCTGGATCTCGGCAATGGCCAGCTTGGTGCCGATCAAAGTGCGGAAATCCTTGGTCTTGAAATTCTGCCCGGCCAGCGATTTGACGTGGCTCAGCAACTGCCGCGCATTGGCCTCTGGAAACAACTGCCCGTCTGTGCCATTCGCCTTGGCGCGCCGCTTCAGATCGGCGGCGATCGCCGGATCGCTCACCGGGATCGCCAGTTCGACACCTTTCTTGCCGACGAACTTCAGTGTCACATTGCCGTCCTTGTCGCTGACGACGTGGCGGCCTTCGAGCGTCGTCGCGCCATAGGCCTGCTGTTCGGCCCCGGTATCCTGTTCGCTGCCGGGGCGGATGCCAGTATGCATGATCAAGCCCAACACGGCCGCCGCCTCGCGCTTCTGCGGATCGCGCGAACGCATCGCCTGCGTGTTCTTCTCGATGATGCGGTCGAATTTTGGCTCCAACTGCTGGATGCGCTTGAATTTCAGCGCCGCCTGCGATTTGGCGAAGCGCTCGGCGTAAAGCGCCACGCGGCGATCCTTGGTATCCCGCCCAGAGACCAGCAACGCGCCTCTCGGATCGGGATTATAGCGGACACCGGTCCAAGCGGGCGGAATGCGCAGTTTGGCGATATGGGCGGGCAGCTTGCCGCCGCCCGGCAGCGTAAACTTGCCTGAAGCGCTCTTCTCGACCGGGGCGAAGCCTGCCTCCTTGCCCTTCGCCCGACTACCACCTTCGGTCCACTTGCCGCCCTCGTCACGCGGTTCCTTGGGATCATAGGCATCGCGGAAATGGACATGCAGATGCACCGCCATCACGGCACCGGAGGGATCTTCTTGGGCCGCTTGAAATACAGATTGTTCTCATGGACGGTGATGAGTTCCCAGCCTTGCTCGCCGAGATTGTTCAGCCGGTCGAGATATTCCTTGGACAGGACGGCCCAGACATTGGGCGTCTTCTCGACGCGGTATTCCCACATCAGAGATGTCCCGCCAGCACCAAGATCAGGATGATGATCAGGATCACCCCCAGGACGCCCACGGGCGTGTAGCCGTAGCCCATCGTCGTCATGTAGGGCCATTGGGGCAACGACCCGACCACCAGCAGGATCAGCAGGACGATCAGGATCAGGGCCAATAGCGACATCAGCAGCCTTTCGCTTTTTGCGCTTGCGCGGCGGGACCGACCACAAGGGCGGGCGGGGCATGGTGCATGTCTCGTCCTAAATCCCTCACCAAAAGGACTTGCATTATGTGGCAGAACCACCTATATATAAAGCGTCACAGGAGACTATCTCGATGCCCAAATATGTTTCTCTCCACCACAAGGCGGCCGATCTCTCCACGCCCTTCGGGCTGGAATGGGCGACCAAGCTGTTTGGCGAGGAGGCCATCGCCTCCCTGCCGGTGAAGCTCGCGGGCAAGCACAAAGGCTCGCCCAAGGGCTTTATCTGCTGGCGGAAGGCCGCCGAGAGCGGCTACTGCCGCGAATGCATGTCCCCGGTGCGGGCGGGCCAACTGGTCGATGCCTGGATCGGCGCGGGCTATTTCTCCGCGCGGTCGGACGCCCTCTCCGGCATGTGGCTGGGCCGAATGCAGTCGCTCGCGGCCTCCGCCCCGGCAGGCTTTTTCTTCGACGAAGGGCGCGCCCGCGAGGCCACCCGGCAGGCTGCCGACGCAGCCCGCTGGGAAGAGGAGAAGGCCGACATGCAGGAGGCGCGGGCATGACCGATTTCCCAACCTTCACCTACCAAACGATTCCCGTCACGGACGCGCTAATCGATGAAACCAGCATTCACGGCAATATCCCCATCATGGTTCAACCATGGTATCGCCGCAACGCACGCCACTATGTGCCACGCAAGGATGCTGGTGGTTGGTATGTTCGCACAGGCAAGCGCGGCCAAATCAAAGAATATCTCGCCGCTACCGCAGAAGTGACATTATGGGACGGCAAGCCATCGCTAACAGTTTTCCGCATTGATCGTCCGGAGCCCGCTAGCGCTGGCGCGGGATGATCCGCTTAGCGCGAGCCTGAGCCTGCTTGTGGCGGGTGACACCGGTTGTGTCGGTTTTCGATGTCGCCCGCTCCTGCGAGAGAACTTTGCTGTAATCGTACCAGCCCTCGCCGCCGATCGGCTTGTTGCCCGGTCGAGGCCGCCACGCGCCGCCGCTCTTCTCCGACCAGAACCATGTATTGCCGTCCGCGTCCTCCATAAAGGACCAGCCGCGCGGATCTTCCATGAGCTTCTTGACCGGGGCGTCGCGGCGATGCGGTTTTGGCGCAGCCCCGCCGCCACTGGTGAACTGGCCGCCTTCGTCGCGCGGGTGATCGCTCTCGCTAAAAGCGTCGTGAAAATGGATGTGGACGCTCATGTGATGACATCCGGCAGGATCGGCGTGGCAAAGCACCGACAATTTGGGAAATTGCCAGGATGATGCCGGTCGCCATTCTCTTCGGCAACCGGCGGATCGTCCCAAGCCTGCACGGTGCCATGCAATAACTTGTGTAGCCGCCGCACGTCCCGGTCCCTGACCGATGTCCACACGTAATGCGTCGAGCCGACAAACTGCGCCCGCGACTGCGTTACCGCCGAGGCTGTCTTGGCAGTTTCGGTGCGGGCGATCAACGTGGCGCGGTTGACCGTGACCGGCGCGCGCTGAAAGATATAGTCGCGCAGTTCGTCGTAGCGGATGCCGCCCGACCAGTACTCTCGACTTTTTTGTTGCACGTCCCTACCGGCGTCGATCGGGATCGACGTGATCAAGGCCACCTGATCCTCGACCAATCGCCGCATCGTCTCGCCCAACGGCCCCGGCCCCAGCATCTCGCGCTTGAGTTCGACGCCGATCATCGCGGCATGGCGAAACCACGCGGTCTCGTCCCGCCGCATCACTTCGGCGATCATCCGGGCCGCCGCCGCATAGGCCCAAGGCCGCAATAACTGCGCGTAATCGCGCAACAGAGATTGCAGGGCCGCCACCGCCGCCGGATCGCCGACCGGATAGGCCCGGATGATGTCACCCACTTGCCGGGCGATGCGGCGAAGTTGCGCTTGGTAGTTCGCCTGCGCGTTCTGCACGCGGGCAAAGTGTTCGGCCTCGCGACGGCGCTGCCGGGCCGTCAGACGGATATCGGCAAAGGCGAGGCTCACGTTCACCCGGTTGGCAGGTTTACCGGCGAGGACACGCGCGAGGCCGCCAGCACCCGGTCGCGCGACCACACGATGTCATAACGAATACCAGCGCCCAGATGATTGTCCCAGTAGGTAGGGGGATCGCCGCTGCGAGCGCCACTGGTGTCCCACTGCGTCGTGCCGTTGTCCCAGACGGTTCCGATGCCGCCCGTCATCGTGGTAGGCAAGGTGAGGCGCACAGGGATGTTCATCCGCCTCAGCAAATCCAAATAATAATAAGCACGGCGGGGCGCAATCATTAGCGATGCTCCTCTTTGCAGTCGCGGACCATCTGCAATACCGTCGCGGCGGTTTCGATGACAGCAAAACCGGCCTGCCGCACGCCCAGATACAACACAGCATTGGTGCCGGGGGCGACGTGTTCGCGATGCGCCGAGGTAATCGGTCGGATAACTCTAATGATGTCCGACTGCACCAAAAGCTCGGAGCCGTCCGGTGAGTGAAACGTCAAAATGCAAGCCGCGAGACTACGCAGCCCTGAAGACCAGGGCTGCGTAGCACCTAATATGCGTCTAGCTCGTCGGGGGAGTTGTCGCACTGGTTTCGGGTGGCGCGACAATGACCGGACCGACGCCGGGGTACATGACCACGATGTAAGGCGGTGGCACGATCCCCTGCACCGGCCAGCCCGGGCTGCCTTGCGGAGGCGGCAACGGGGTGGTCGGGTCGCCGGGGCTTGGTGGAGTGGTATCCGGCGGCAGAGGCGGAATGTAGATCGGCGGCGTGGCATAGCCGGGCCACGGACTGTCTCCTCCCCACGTGCCGAGCGGCGGCTGTCCGCCACCGCCACCACCGCCAGGAGGCTGTGGCCAGACAGTCGGCGGAATCGGGTGCTCAGGATGCCCTGGATACCAGGGTGGCGCTGGTCCCCATCCCGGCCAACCACCACCCGAGGGTGGACGCCCGCCCCAAATCTGCCCCGGCGGCGTTGGCTGACCATAACCGGGATCAACCGGCCCGCCACCGCCGCCCGGCGGCATCGGCCCGCCACCGACATGTAGCCCCGTGAGGCTTGCTTCCCCGAATAGGACGACGTTCTGTTGTGTGCGGTTGTACTTGTCGTACAAGACGCCACTAATAGTGATTTCGACGGCAGCCAATGGCTCCTCCTCTGGATTGAAAAAACGCCTGATAATACAAGGCGTTTGTTGCAGTTGTGGGGCGCGCAGCACCAACCCTGCCGCGCTGGTAGTCTCCCACCCAATCACCAAGGGGGGTTGGCCCTTGATGACCCGCCCTCTGCGGACACCGACACAGCAGCGGGACGGTGCCGCATACCAGCGAATGGCGAAATAATGATGACAGGGCAGCCCGACGCAGGGGCGGCAGGGAAGCCCTAGGAATGGCCTAAACGGTTTTTCTGGTAGTGGGGGAGCCGCCGGACGCTTTGGCGCACCAGCGGGCTTCCTAGGGCCGCTAGCGGCGATGCCGTTGCGGCAGGAATTTGTCGTCGGTCGCGGTCTGCGTCTCGGTCTCGTCGGTCTGCGTCTCGTCGTCGTCGTCGTCGTCCGCGAGCTTTTCGACATCCCATTCGTATAAGGGGCCTTGCTCGGGCATGATCAGATCATAAAAATTCAGCTTTGGATCATCGGCCCATTCACCACTGCGGTTTGACACGACACGCAGCGGATCAAGCTCGATCCGCGCCTCAAACGGTTCAGCATCCTGCTGCGGTGGTTTTACGCGAAATCTGCGGGTTTTCATGCCCAGTGCCCATTGCCATCGGCGCGATAAGCCGCGCCGTACACTTCCTCGCTGCGACGTTCCAGCGTGGAAATCTCGTCGTCAAGCTCGCGGCTCGGGCGCGTTTCTTTTTCCACTTTCAGATCTCGCAGCTTCTCATAGATACGATGGCCCTCCCCCAGCTTTGTTTCAAGCACGCGCGGCGAATTGAACTGAACTTCGGAGATCAATCCGCTCGGCGTGCGGAAATTGATCAGGATATCGCGATAGCCGCCCGGTGCCGGATTGACCATGCGATCCTTCACCTTGACGATGTCATCCCAGTGCTTTTCGATAAAGGCAGTGGCGCTGTTGCGCGACGCCTCGGAATTTTCCGACAGCACCGTCGCCCGCAGAATATCCCGCAGTCCTGAAGGATCACCAACATCGCCTTCCTTTAGCTTGCGCTCCGCCGATTCCCGCTTCTTCAGCGTGGTCCCTGGCTCGGCGTGCTCCGGGGGCGTAAAGATCGCTTCGCTCCCGGTCTCGCCCGCGATGTCCCTGATGTTCTGGACAAAGCCCGCCTCGTCTTTTTTGGCTTTGTCGTAGAGGTCATCCATATCGTGGATGTCTTGCCGGTCAGATTGCGGCTGCTTGCTGAGATCGCCTTGGATCGGCGGCTTCTTCTTGGCCTCGCCCCCGCTTTCGCCCTCCTTGCCTTCGATCGCGCCGCCGCCGCCTTGCCCCTTGGGCAGGAACTGACCGCCTTTGCCAGAGCCCTTCGCCCCCCGGTTAACCTTGCTCTCGTCGAAATCGTAGAACCACGCGTCGATCGAGCGTCTGCTGGGGAACCACGAGCGCCGCTTTTTGGCGTCATCCTCGGCCTGGATGTGACGGCGGCGCGAGGCGGCGCGGCGTGCCCCCAAAGACGTGCCGCTGTCGTTCTGGCGCAAGTTCTCGCCCCAGCGCTGGATCGCGTTGAGGCCCTGGATAAAACCGTGCCCGGTTTCGGCGACGCCTTGCACTGCGCCGCTCGCCTTGGCCAAGCCCGCACCAGGGGCGCTGGGCTTTTGCTGCCCGGGGGCTGGCGGTTTGGGCGGTGGCGGCGGCTTTGGAGCCGCTGGCGGCTTCGGTGGTGCGGCGGCTTTGGGCTTCGGCGGGGCTTTGGGCTTTGGCGGCGTGGGCGGCATCGGCGGTTTTGGCGTACCGGGAGCCTTGGGCGAGGCCGCGTCCTGCGTGTAGCCCAGCCCCTTCGAGGCGGCCCAGGCCCGCTCGGAGATCGGATTAGCCCGCGAGCGGTAGATCGGATTGGGGCTGGCATGCATCATCCCGGCATGCTGGTGCAACGCCGCCGCCGCGCCGTGTCCTGGCTTCCCGGCAATGCCTTGCGCCTTGTGAAAGGCATGCGCCTTGCGGTGCGCCTCTATCGGATTACCGCCGCCGCCCTGCTGCCGCTTGGCCGCCCCTTCGGCAGTGCCGTAATCCTGCGCCGGTTGCCGGGGCTGCGGTTGCTGGGGCTGCTGTGGCGATTTCGACAGGTTACGGGCGTGCTCGGTCGCACTGTTCGCCCAGTGTGCCGATTGCTCATAGCCCGGCTTGCCTAAGAGGCCGTGCGCCGTCTTGTGTGCCTTGGCCGCCTCGGTGTGGGCACGGGAGATCGGGTTCTGCTGGCCGTAATTGAGCCCGACATGCTGCTGCGCCGCGGCGGTGTGCTGCTTTGCGGCCAGTTGATGCGTCATCCCCTGCGGCGATTGCTGCTGCGGATCATCGACGGTAAAACTACCCGCCCTGACCACTGGCGGCTTGTCCGGCCGCTGCGCCCGCCGCTGATGCCCACCATAGGCCGTACCGGGCGAGCCCGGACTGCCTTCCGCGCCCTGGTCGAGGAGACGGTGACCGTGGCGATCGTGGAGGTGGACGCGGATCGTCAATTCAGCCTCTGCCTCATCAAGGGATCGGCACGGAATTCCTCGACCGGCGGCTGGTAACGCGGCCAGCACTGCTTGACTGCCCGGACGATCTCGATCGCCGGGGGCAGGACACCGGGGCCACGCCGGGAAAGCTGCACGAGGAGATTGCGCAACTGGATGCGGATCTCGCGGTCGTCGATATCGGCCCGCACAAAGTGGATAAAGCGGATCGACGGCAGCACAAACGGCACCAAAGGCGGGAAATCGGCGTCGTAGGCGCGCCGGAAGGCGATACGGTGCTGCTGCACCAGATCGCACACTTCATCCAGCCTGCCCGCGTCGAAATGCTGGCCGACAAACGGCTGGAGCGCCTCCAGCAGCAGATCGGCCGCGGCGATCAGGCGTGGATCGTTATCATCGAGTTCCCGCATGGTCAGAGATGTATCCCCGCCAAGAGCGAGCCAAAATAGGCCGCCATCGCGAGCCAGCCGAGATGCGGGCGCACCCATGGCCGCTGCCACGGCTCGAAGGCCTCGATCAAGGCCAGGATCAGAGCGGCGACGACAAGGATCAGCGCGGTCGTGCCCATCGCGAGGGCTACTTCAGCGAGCTGAACAGCGGCAGATCGTCGTAGTCGTCATCGTCGCCGTCCCAGATCGACATCCTCCCGCCTCGTTTGGCCGCCCGGAGCCCGTGCGAGCCGTCGCGGGCCTTGTGCTCCTCCTCGTCTTCCTTCTCTTCCGGCTCGGGGGCCGGGGCCGGTGTCGGCGGAGTTTCCGGCTGCGGTTGCGGTGTCTGGTCTGGATGCGGCGGGGGATGCGGATCGCTCATCGCCATTCTCCTCATGAGACGGTGGTGGACGTAGGGCCGCCAAGCTAGCCTCATGCTGATGAAGCTGCCCGGATGCGGAAGCGGTCGAGCCACTTGGCAAAATCGCGCAAGGTGTATTCCTTGCCGCTGCCAAAGCGCTGCGGGCCGCGCCCATCGGCATAGAACTTGTTGAACGCGTCGAGCACCGTGTCGCTGTTGCGGAAGCCCAGGAACACCTTTGGCTGATGGAATTCGCGGGTGTCGGGATTGACCTGATCGATGACAAAGACGCGGTTGCTGTCCGCGGCATCGCCGACAAAGCAGTCCAACGCGTCGCCGTCATTGGCGCGGGTGCCGGGGAAATGCCCGTAAGGCACCGCCATGACCGCGCCCTGCGACGAGCCTTCGGGGCGCGGCTCGCCCTTCTCGCGCTCGATGACGATGTCGTGCCCCAGGAACTTGATCTGCCGCCCTGGCAGATCCTCGTCGCGGTTGTAGTAGACGTGGAAGATCGGCTTGCCATGACCGCGCCGTGCTGGGGCGGGCGTATCCTCGCCATGGCCGCCGGGCAGAAACCCGCGACGGGGAAGAAAGGACCGGATATTGTCATCCGGCCCTTCCCCCACTGCACCGATGGCAACGCCCCCCGAATCCACCGGTCCAGATGACGCAGGAGGCGAGCCGCCGGGCAGGAACTGATCGGGCTGGCCTTGTTGGCCACCCGGTTGCGACATGCCGCCCGGTGCATTCCCCGGCATACCGGGCGGCATGCCAGCGCCGCCCATCCCCGGCATGCCGGGCACTTGCGGTGGCGCATTCTCAGCAGCGGTGATCTCCTCCTCGGTGATGTTGGTCCAGATATTCGTCTTCTGGGCCTGCTGCTTGAGTTCCTTCAAGACGATGGCGCTGTTGGGCAGGACGCCCGCCTCATAGGCGCTCAGCACGGTCTGCGTGATCTGCGAGGCGATCGAGGATTTCTCGGCATCCTGCAACTGCCACAGCGGATTGAAGCTCCACGTAAAGCCCTTGGGCAGTTTGATGCGCAGCGAGCGGGCGACGCAGTCGAGGATAAAATCCACTTTGGTGTAGAGCCGCCGCTGCTGCGTCGTGCGGATCATGTCGTAGTAGTTGCGCCAGTCGCTTTCGCCCGTGCTGTTGAGCCCGGCCGGTGACTGACCAAAGAACCTCACAAGCGGGATGCCCAACGCCCCGGCCAGTTGCTGCACCATCTGGATCAGGACGGCGTCGAGCCCGACAAACGAATAGGAGGCGTATTCGAGGCGGTCCTGGCTGTCGATGATCGTGATGCCTTCGTTAACTTGTGTGCGGCGCAGCCATTCAATCGCGGCAAGCTGGGCTTCCAGCATCGAGCCGCCGGTCCCGACCGTTTCCTTCCACTTCTCGATGGCGAGCGTTCTGAGGCTGGCGCGGTTGACCAGTTGCGCGGTCGAGGCCGTCGTCATGTCGAAGGCCAGAAGCCGGTCCCAGATCGGCTCCAATACCGACATGTCCCACATGTTCTCGGAGAGCCGCTGGTAATACGGCAGCTTCGCGCCGTCAAACCGCAGGAACCGCGTGTGGTGGATCTTGGTGTTGCCCGGCAACGGCGTGTCGCCGACCGTCGTGTAGTATTTCGGGCGGCCAAACGAGGCGCTGGCCTTGTCGGTAACGAGTTCGTTCAGGGTGGGCTGCACGAGCCAGCGGTCCAACGGCAAGAGCCCGGTGAACTGGTCCGGCCCGACCGTCTCGGGGCGCAATGGCGTGTCGGGCTTTTGCCCGTCGATCATGATGTAGATGCCCGCACCGCCATACAGCCGCGACCATGTGATGGCTTCGGCGAGGCGGTCCCACACCGCGTAAGTTTGATCGAAGGCGGCGTAGATCTCCTGGCTGGCGTCGGGATCGATCTCGCTGCCGAGATCAAAGCCTTCCCTGGTCATGTCCTCGGCGACGGCCTCGCAGGCGACGCGGCACACCCAGGAACTCCGGAACGCCCAGTCGAGGATGATCCGCAGACGGGTGATCGGGTAAAAACCGTAGCCGCCAAAGCTGTTGACGTTGTCGGTGCCAAAGCCGGTGTGGCTGACGAAGTTCTGGTAGCTGTCGAGCGTCTTCTGGGCAAACGCCACCTTTTGCTCGGCGGCATGGCGCAACGGCTGCGCAGGCACCGGCTCGGCCCGCTCGCGCGCCGCCGCCCGCTCGATCGGCGTGCGGTTGTCGATGGTCCGGCCAAATTGATCGACCAGTGGCACGACATTTCCTTAAAATCTGATTTCCCCCCGTAGGGGGGAAACGGCTAACCGCCAAAAGCCAGCACCAGATACAGCAGCGCGAACAGGCCGACGATCAGGCTAAGGCCGAGGATCATCAGGATCGTGTCGAGCACCCGCCTCGGCATCGATCTCCCGTTCCGCCTGTCTCCAGAATTCGTCGTCCCGCCCCGGCGGCCTGCCCGCCTTCTTCCATAACTCTTCCGCCCGGCGGCGCAGCCGGGCGAGGCGCGGCGGCCACAGCGGATCTCTGTCCGACATGGCGCATTCCTGCTTTGCGAGCGGCGAGCCCCAGATCATGCTGTCCCAGTGGAACTGTTCCCACCACCGCATCACGGTTTTTTAGTCCTCCCCCGTAGGGGGAGGGCTAACCGCCAAAGGCCCGCAGATATTTCGACACCGATACGAGGCGATCGTCCCCGACCACTTGCAAGAGCGCGCCGACCGCCGCGTTGATGATGTCGTCATTGGCTCCGGGCAGATGATCGATGCTGTCCCTGCCGCCGCGCACCGTGCGCCGCTCCAGCCCCAGCAACTGGTTGATCATCCGGGTATGATCGAGAAGCTGGATGCGGCGGCTGTTCAAGGCAGGCAGGAAATCGCGGTAGAGATCGCTTTTGACCACTTCCGACTGTTCGTAGATGACGCCGTTGATCGCGAATTGCTCGACCGGCCATTGCGCCGCGTAGCGATCGCCGCGCACCTTGTAGATCTTGTAGCGGGCGAATTCCTGGGCAAACGTCGCCGCCACTTCCGAGGGCGCAAAGGGCGGCCTGATCTCGCGCACAAAGTCTAAAATGCCCCTGCCGGTGGCCTCGTCGAGATGCGCGATGGCCATCGTAAAGCTGTCGCGGCTGCCGCCCGAGGGATCGACAAAGCCGACATAGCGGCCCTTGCGCAGATCGTCGTAGGGGATTTCCCTAACGCCCCTGGCGACGCTGGCATACACCACCTCGCGGCTGACGTAATCCTCCAGATCGCGGCGGAATTCCGCACCGTATTCGGCAGCGGCACGGTCCGGATCTTCCTCCATCGCCTTGTCGATGAGGCCCGGCTCCAGAATATCGATCAGCGGATTCATCCGCCGCGTCGGGGCCTTGATGACCAGCACGTCGTCATTGTCCTGGCCGTAATGCTCTTCGAACTTCTGAAACAACAGGCCCTTCTGGCGGTGCGGCGACGAGATCCCGATGATCATCGAGCCCGGCATCATCAGCATGCCCGGTCGCAAGGCCATATACGTGTCGATGTCGGGGTTCGCGCTGTCCTCGTCGCGGTAGAAGGCCACTTCGTCGAGGATGCCCGCGACGATGGCGCGGCCACGTGGTGCCCGGTAGTTGTTGGTGGCGACGCGGATCTCGACTTTGTTCATCAACTGGATGCGCTGCCCGGTCATCTTGGTCGAGCGCAGGAACGCGTAAAGCTCTGGTTTGGCTTCGAAATAGCCCCGGCAGTATTTCCACACGATCTCGGCTTGGTCGCGATCGGTGGCAAGGCAGGCGGTGATCCCCTCTTCCCCCAGGCGCAATCTTGCCGTGTCGGCAAACCGGGACAGATACGTCGCGATTAAACTTGCCACGCTGTCCTTGCCGCCCCGGCGGCCGACGATCGCCCAAAACTCTTTGACCTGTCGGCTGGGCGGGGCGCGGCCCCCGGCGATCTCGTAAAAGAATTCGTGTTCCTCGGCAGTCAGCGGCTGGCCAAAGGCGGCCTTGATGACGGTCATCCAGCCCGCCCAGCTAGGCTCGGTCGCCTGCCCCAGCCCGCGTTGGATAAAGCCGACCGGATCGCCCTGGTAATCCGCCAGATACCGCTCGGGGGAGCGTTTCAGATCGATCAGTCTGGTCTTGAGGCCCTTGAGGAGATCGAGCTTCTCAGCCAGCGTCAAGGTCTGCCAGTTGCTCGGTACGTCCGTCATGCTCAAGGACCGGTAACGGCGATAGCGGCATTTTTAAGAGGCCTTGGTCGATCGCGGTCTGCAACACGATATCGACATTCTCGCCCAGCGGGCGCTGCGGATCGAGCACTTCCAACGGCTTCCTCGGCTGGATCAGCCCCATCAAATTCTGGAGATTTTCCATGGCCCTGGAGCGGTCGCGCATCTTCAGGCTGACACTGCCGTCCTTGTGAACCCGGATTTCGTCGATCGCGTGCCGCTGCGCGTGGGACAGCTTGTCACGATCGATCACCAGCAAATAATTGCGGCCCTGGCCGTTGCATTCCGGGCAGTGCGGATGCGGCTTCTTGGTGCGGTCGAAACCGGTGCCGCCGAGATCGTCGAACGGGACGCGCAGATGCACCGCCTTTTTCAATTGGTCGCCGGTGTGCTTGCGCAAGGCGGTGCGGGCTTCGGACTGCGTGTACTGGTACTGGTGATCAACGCCCCAGCAATAGCGGCAGGGGCCTGCGGGCGGGAACGGCAATTCACAGGTGGCGATGTCCCACCAGTAGCGCAGGATCGCTTCGCTGTTAACTTCAGCCCGTTCCAGATGCCGGGCGACGCGGCCTTCGACAAAGGCCTTTACCTGCGGGTGGTTGATCAGATGCCACGCATAACCGGTCGCATAACCGCAGTGTAACGCCGCTTCTGCTGCCGCCGCCGTATCGCTCTTGCCGTTCTCGCGCAGCGCGACATACGCCTCGGCGAATTTGTGACGGCGCTGCACCGCTGCCCGGTCGCGTTGCCGTTGCGACAGGCGCGGCGGCTTATGATTGCGAAGCTCGGGGCGCGACATGCTGGCCTAGGAGATGACGACGGGGATGGCTACCGCAGGCCCGGTCTGATCACAGGGACTGCCTCATTACCGGCCACCGCCCTGATTTGTCGAGGGGAATTTGTAAGACTTCGCTCTGTCAGCGCAATCCCTTGACCAAGTCTCTCCGGGTTTGCTCGTCGAGCACGAGCCATGCCGGGGAACTGTTGGCGTGCCGCAGGAACGCTTGATGCGCCATGCGGATGTTGCCGCTGTAATCCACTTTCATCGCGGGCCAGAAATATTTGATATCGCGGCGGCGCTGTCGCGCATCACGCCGTCGCCGCCACCATAGGGCAAGCTGCATGCGCAGCATGCTCATGATCCTATCCCCATCCTTCGGATCGCTTTGGCTGCATGCGGTGACGCCTTTAGCATCCCAGGGTATAGGGAAGACAAAGCGCCGATGGGAACTCGTCGAAAGGCGGCTGCGTTGTACCCAAACCGCCTTCCAATCTGCCAAATCTAGGCGCGGCGGCGACGGCGCAAAAACACTCCCATGCCGATCAGCCCGGTCGCCAACAACGCCAGCGAGCCCGGCTCCGGCACCGCTGCCGGGTTTTTGATTTCGGTCTGGCCGCGATTGAGCAAAGTCGCGCCCGCGATCAGGTTGCCGGTCGCCTGCTCGGTCATCGAGAACTGCGCCAGATCGCTGATCGAACCGGAGCCATTATGCGAGAAGCTGTCAGCCGCACCGGCCGCCATATCGAAAAAGGTGTCGATCTTCGTGCCGGGCGTGCTACCCGGCAGGACACCGCCTTGCGCGTTGTTCGGATCGTCGTACCAGTTCAGCGTGACCGTCGAGCCATTGGCGTTTTGCCAGACGCCCGATCCAGCCGTGTTGAAGCTGACAACCGGGCCGTTGAAATTCGTCGCGCCGACCGTGACGGTATAGGCGATCGCCCCTGAATTGGTGTTGACGATCGACAGCGAGGACGTGTTCAGGATCTGCTGCCCGCCCACGGGCGCGGTCTGCGTCTGGATCGAGCCGTTGACGGCGACGCCGTTGATCACCTGATTGCCGATCTGAAGAGTGCCGACCGCCGGGTTCTGATCGCAGCCCGCATTGTCGGCGCACTGAAAGAGCGTGCCGCCGAAATCGGCGCTGAGGACCAGGGTGGCGTTGGCAGGCACGGCAAGCGCGATGCTGGCAACACTCGCCAGCGCTGTTAACAGAACTTTCGACATGATCCCCTCCTATTAAAACGATTGCCGACGCGGCACTAGGTTGTACAGGGCGGGTCCAATTTTCTTGAAGTGGACGGTGTTGGCACGACGACCGGGCCGACAGTGCTTGTTCAAAAACGGTTCCGCGGTGTTTGGAGAACCGCAGTAGATCACGATGTCGAGCGGTCGGATTGGATTCTTCAGCCTGCCCTCTAGAAAGGCTAACCGTATTCTCCCTATGGTTTGCCCTTCTCTCATAGGTTAACTTTACGGGCCGCAGAGGCGGCGGCGCAGTTCCGTCGCCAAGGGGGGCCAAATACCGGCCACCCAACCCAGCAACGGCTCAATCACCTCGTCGCCCGTCGAGCGCGCCTCCAGCGATGCGAGCAAAGCGCGCAGAAGCTCAAGCATCGGGGCAGGCGTGCTATCATCATCGGCGAGCCAGACAATAGCCCCGCGCAATGCCGTCAGTTGCTCCACCGGCACGGGCGCGCTCATAAGAGCCCTTAGCTTCGGCGACGCCGCCACAGAGCGGTGAAGCCAAACATCAGGATTGCGCTGCCCAGCACCATCAGCGAGCCCGGCTCCGGGATTGGCGGCGGCGGGGGTGGGGGCGGCGGTGGCGGCGGCGTGGTTGTGGTCGTGTTGACGAGGCCCGTGTTTGTCCACGACGTGTCGAAGATCGTCACATGGTCGGTCCCCGCGCCGTTCTCGGCGAACGGGAAGATGATGTCCCCCTTCGCGAAGGTGCCGAGGAAGTTAATTTCGTCTTTGCCCTGAAAAGCTTGGTTGACCGAGAACGTAAACACGGTCAGCGAATTCGGCGTTGTAATGCTGTTTGCATTGTAGGCTGCGGTGATATTGCTGGCGTTCAAGCTGTTGTCGCAGGCGACGCATCCGACGAATGTGTAGAGATCGGATGAACTCGCCGTCGAGAACGTCCCGCTCACCGTGCCGGTGGGTGTAACGGTCACCGGGGTTGCCGGTTGGCTGTCGAACAGATAAGAGCCACTGGCAATAACCGGTGCGGGTGCCCCGGTTGGCACCGCGATATAGATCGTCAGCGGCTGGCTGATGTTCTGCCCGCCATTGTCCTGAATGCTAAATGCCGTGCTGTTGTTTAGCAGCACAGGATCGCTGCCCGTGGCGACGCTGGATGTGACATGGAACGACGTGGGATCGATATAGCTGACGCCGTTGATGATCACATCGGCGTGCGCGGTTCCGATCGACAGCAGCAACGCCCCGGCTGCCGTCATCGTGCTGACTAAGGTTCGCATGGTGGACTGCCTTACTTTACTTTTGGTTGGAGCGCGGAGACATTTCCGGCCCCCTTGCAAAGGGGGCCATGCAATTTTCAAACCAAATATCAAACTATTGATTTTGCTTAAACTATTTATCGAACGCCCGCCCACCTGTAAACTATCTCGACACCGGGCCAAGCAGGCCGCCACGGGCATCCGTAAAGGGGATGTCGGGATAGTTTACATGCGCCGCCACGGCTGCAATCGCTGTCGGGTAACGGCGTTGCTGCGCTCGGTATCGCAGTCGCGCACAAAGCGCAGCAAGGCGGCAAGATCGTCGCTGCCCAGGCGATCGAACTGGATGCGGTAATCCTTGCCGGTCATGCGCTGCATCTCGGCGCGCAAGGCCGCGATCAACTGCCGCTTGCCATCATGCGGGGAGGGCTCAATATCGGACATTTTCAACATTCCCACCACGCTGGCTTGACCGCCACCCCATCGTACAGCGCAGCCCATGCTGCCTCGTGCGATCCCAGCCACATCGGCTGGGGATGGGCGCGTGGCACGATATCAACGGTTTGCCCCAGGCCGTCAAAGGCATAGAGCACGGTCGGGCCGTGGCACAGCTTGCCGTCCAGGCAGAAATATTCCGCCTCTAACGGTGTGCCTGCGCTATTCGTGAACAAGCCATAACTGCCGCTATGGCCGTTGGCGTACCGGATGACGTTGTGCATCTCCAATGCCGGGCCAGCCGCCCGGCTGATGTCCTTGTCAGGAACCGTCTTGTAGATGACGTTCCGGTCACGCGGATAGATCACAGCGATCCTGCGCATCCATCGCCTCCACACATAGCTCGGAGCCGCGCTGCCTTTAAGGCAAGCGTGCGAGGCAAACGGACCGGTTTATGTCTCATACCCTGACTATCGTATGCTACATTGATCTATGACAAAAAAGTAGCCCCCGATCGGGGGGCTTTTGGTAGCTTTTTACGAACCGTGCCCGTGCCTTAAAGACGGCTCTCGGTGCTTGATGCGGCCCGCACACGACGCACGCTAGCTAATAAGGCGGATAAACGCCATAAAGGCGACCGCGTTGTAGTGGAGTACAGACTGTGCCCAAGGGACGCCGAACAAGGAAAAAATAATCATTAATCCTAAAAACGGCGGATAAATCCCGATCAACGCTTGAACCACCTTGAATACAGCGCCGCCCACAGACACCGGAGCGGCAATAGCGTTTGTATTAGTAGTCATCATATTCTCCCTTACATCGACCAGTAGGTTTCGGAAGCAGGCGACATAAAAACCGGCGTATCCTTTGCCTCCAGATACAGCACCCTCGACATCAGATTGCGGCGGATCTCGACCGCGTGGTAGCCCATCGCGGCCAGCAGACCGTTGATCTCCTCGACCGTGCCGACAAATCTGCCGCCGGTCGCGGGCGTGAATTCGATCAAAGACGGCATCGCCAAGGGATCGTCGTCGCGAGCGACCAGCCGCATCTGCGATGTCGGGCAGGGCTTTAGTTCCGGCTGTCTGGTGCGTGTACGTGGGCGTACCGTCGAACCAATGGCTGCCTCCGCGACGGCTTGCCAAGTCTTTTTACGTGCCATTTCAGTACCTTTCTCTAAGAAGCCGCCACGATGGCGGCGGGGAAGAACGCCTCGTAACCGGGGCTGCGCTCGCTGTAGGCCTTCAGCCCGGCGACCGCCTCGCCCGTCTCGGGACCAGCCATCATCGTGGCGGCCATCACTTCGACAAATTCGGGCGTTGCCAAAAAGCCGCGAACCGCTGCGGCAACCAGCTTTTCCATCATCCTCATTTGCCCTCTCCTTTCGCTTTACATATAGGGCATATCCCGACAGATTGCAATAGCCCTGCCTAAATTTTTTTTACGTCGGAAACGAAATTCCTGCTTGAATTTTGGTGCGGATCATATTATCTATATGACGAAAGGAGCCGATATGACCATCTCAGTCGTCAAACAGGGCAACCGCTGGATCGCCCGCTTCCCGTTCAGCTACGAGACCAAGGATGTCGTCAAGGCGGCAGGGTTTAAGTTCGATCCCGGCGCAAAGCTCTGGTACACGTTCGACGAAACGGTCGCCCGGCGGCTCGATCCTGCCACGGCAGTGGCGGCGGTCGCGGAGGCCAACCGGTCGATCGCGGCATCGCGCGCCGTCTCGGCGGCGGTGGCGGTTCCGGCCCCTGCCGGGCTCGCCTATCTGCCGTATCAGCTAGCCGGTGTGGCCTATGCCACCGCCCGCAAAAACACGTTGTTCGCCGACGAGATGGGCCTCGGCAAGACGATCCAGGCGATCGGCCTGATCAACAGCGATCCGACCGTTCGGAACGTGCTGGTCGTGAGCCCCGCCTCCTTAAAGATCAATTGGCAACGGGAACTGGAAAAGTGGCTGACGCGGCCTCTGACGGTCGAGATCGCCAACGGCTCCTGGCCGACTGCCAATATCGTCATCGTCAACTACGACATTCTGAAAAAGTGGCGCGCCGCGATCGACATGGTCGAATGGGATCTGCTGATCGTCGATGAAGCCCATTATGTCAAAAATTCGCGGGCGCAGCGGACCAAATTACTGCTGGGCGAGCGCAATGGCATCGCCCCGATCGCCGCCAAGCGGCGGCTGTTCCTGACCGGGACGCCGATCGTCAACCGGCCCGGCGAATTGTGGACGTTGGTGCAGGCCCTCGATCCGGAGGATCTGGGGCGGAATTTCTTCGGCTTTATGAAGCGCTACACCAACGCGCACCACAACGGTTACGGCTGGGATTTCTCGGGCGCGGCCAATCTCGAAGAACTGCAACAGCGGCTACGGTCGAAATTCATGATCCGGCGGCTGAAGGCGGATGTATTGACCGAGCTTCCGGCGAAGCGGCGGCAGATCATCCTGCTGACGCCCAGTGATCGGGCAGCCCAGGCGGCGGTCAATGCCGAGCGGGCCGCTTTCGAGCGCGCCGAGGCGGATCGGGCACGGGCACGGGCCGAGGCCGATCTGGCACGAATGGCTGGCGACAACGCAGCCTACACGGCAGCGGTGGCGCGGTTACGGCAGGCGCAGGGGCTGTTGTTCGAAGAGATGTCAAAATTGCGCCACGAAACGGCGGTGCGGAAGATCCCGCAAGTGATCGAGCATCTGACCGAATGCCTCGACAGCGAGGCGAAAGTGGTCTGCTTCATCCACCATCACGATGTGGCGCATGCCCTCAAGGAGGCCTTCCCGACCGCAGCAGTCCTGACCGGCGAGATCGGCATGACGCAGCGGCAAGTGGAAGTGGACCGGTTTATGACCGATCCGGCCTGCCGGTTGTTTATCGGCTCGATCCAGGCCGCGGGTGTCGGGCTGACACTGACCGCCGCGAGCCACGTCGTGTTCGCGGAACTGGACTGGGTGCCGGGCAATATCAGCCAAGCCGAGGATCGGCTGCACCGGATCGGCCAGACCAACAGCGTCTTGGTGCAGCATCTGGTGTTCGATGGTTCGATCGACGCGCGGATGGCGGCCGTCATCATCGAAAAGCAGGCGGTCATCGAGGCGGCGATCGACAACAAGACCGGCGCGGTCGAGATGAGCGAGGCGCAGAAGGCGCTGGTCGAGGAGGCCAACCGGCCTGCCCCGGTCGCCGATACCGGGGAGCCCCCCGAATATTCCGAGATCCCGTTTTGAAATGTCCGATATCGAAAACCAATTGAGGGCTGTACTAATGACAACGCAGATCGAGCGGTTGCGTCAGGAAATTCGCCTGGAACAGCGCAAGTTTACCATCCAGGCACTAATCGCTGCCGCTGCCCTTCTCGCCGCTGGCGTCACCATCGGTCGCTTTCTCCTATTCCACACATAAGCCGTTTCAAGGAAAACACGATGCACCAAGGATCACCCAAGTGGCGGCACGATTGCGACCGCTGTCACTTTCTCGGCCAGACCATCGGCGGCGGCAAGCCGGTCGATCTCTATGTCCACGAGAAGGACGCAGACGGAAGGAGATCGCCGACACTGATCGCGCGCTATGGCGATGAGGGACACGAATATTATTCGATCGATGCTAATTACGCGCATGCCACCGGGCACAGCGAATTGTTCGCGGCGGCGTGGTTGTGGCGTCAAACAGAAGAGGAGGAGTGATCTCCATGATGACACAGAACGAAGCAATCCAACGAGCCAATAAAATCTGGCCCAACAAGAAATTCATCCTAACACCAGATCGACATACCGACCATTGGTGGATCGACGTTGTACCACTGGCACAGGGCGAAGCTCACATCCTCGACGGTAACGGTCACGCCTGTTGCCACGAAAGATGCACAAGGCTAGAGCACGAAAGGACATAGCAATGAATGATGAACCCGGCAGCGCACCCGGCAACGACAACGAGATCGGCATGTTTCTGCATTGCGGCCTATGCCTTGAAGAGAAGCCTGACGGCGTGTCGCCGCGCGAATGGGCACAGATCGAAGCCGGTTGGACACAGATCGGCCTACAGATCTGGTGCCGTCGTCATGAGGCCAATATCTGCCACATCGATTTCGAAGGCCACCAGCATCCCGCGAACACATCGCGGCGCAGGCAACGACAGCACTGATTGGTGGCGGGCCGGATGCCTGTGCGGTGCTTACAGGCCGGATCGCCGTCCGTTCCGGCCCACCATCACCAGCACAAACAGTTGAGCCGACAAATTAAGTTCAGTCTGGCGGCAACGTCCACGGTCCCGGCGGTTCCGCTTCGCAGATGTAATTCAAATGTTCCATTTCCACCGGCTCGGTAAAAGTGCTGTTCAAATAGCTAATGACCCACATTTGCAGATCGCCGCCCCATTGCGCGATCATCAATCCCTGCCCGCCTTGGCGGTCCTGCGGAGTGTCAGAAGGCGAGGGTGGCCAGCGCAGCCAATGCGCACCGTCGCGCTCAGGATGCAATGGCACCCCAGGATGTTCCGGATCGGGCCAACTGCCAACGCCATCCGTTATCTTCTTGTGACGCTCGGCGTTGCGTTCGGCCATTTCAGCGTATCGCTTGCGCTCGGCTGAAGCGACCCGCCACCGCTTGCCCGTGCCAAGAGAGACGGTAGCCAGCCTACCGTTGCCGTCAACAAAACTGCCGATCGTTTTCATGTCCGCAATCCTCTGATCAAGTCAGGATCACCCACCAGCGCGTCAAGCAGCGAGCGGCCCTCGCGGTTGAATTCAAGAATGCGCCGCTCGACCGGGGCGCAGATCAGATCATCCATGACCAACAAGCGCTCGCCACGCGCGAGGGGACGGCTCTCGGCCTGTCGGCGGCTGATCACACCGGGCGGGCTTTCATAGAACAACAGCCAGTCAGCACGGCTGAGATTGATGGCGGTGCCGCCGGTCGCGGCGTTGGAGATGATCACCGGCAGATCGCCCTCTTGAAACCGATCGATCAGCTTGCGGCGCTCACCCATCGGCGTGCCGCCGTAGATCCAGCCGCAAGCGATCTTGAGCTTTTTGAACAACCGCACGAGCCGCTCGCCCGAATGGGTGTATTCATGAAAGATCACCACTTTGAATTCGTCGCCGATATCGGCGAATGTCTCTTCCAGCCATTCGAGCTTGGCACAATCGAGATCGAGGAGATGGTGCTCGTCGGTATCGGGATCGACGACATCGGTGAAACCCGAGGCGATCTGGCGCAACCGCAAAAAGATGTTCTCGATCGCCGCACGGCTTTCGCGCTCGCCCTTCTTCAGTTCGATATAACCGTTCAACGCCATACGGTAGGCGGTGCGCTGCTTTGGCAGCATCGACAATTCGATCGTGTTGGCGATGACGTTCGTATCCTGAATTTCCGCCAATGACAACGACATCATCATGTGCTGGAGCTTACCGCGCAGGAGATCCATGCGGCGCTCGTGTTCCCTGGTGCCGGGCTTGGGGAACACGTATTGCACGCCCGAGAAATTCCAATGGTGGTACTGGCGAACGCCAAACGCCTCCTCGAAAAAGTATTTGCTGGTCGAGAGGCTCGCGCCGTCATCCATCAAAAACGCCTCGGCCCACAACACAAACGGGTTGCGGCCAAACGGTGTACCGGTCAATCCGGCGCGCCACTGGCAGTGCTTGACCAGTTCGACGGCGATCTTAAAGCGCAGGGCCTGATCGTTCATCGCCTTGTGGATCTCGTCGATGATGACGCAATCAAAGAATTCGGCGGCGGCGCGGAGTTTCGGGAGATCGGGATAGCGCTTGTTGCGGCCTTTCTTTGCGCCGCGCGCCACTTCGCGGATCTCGGAAAACAGTTCCTGCAACGTGGACCATGTCGTGCAGACCGCGTCGGCGTCGCTGTCGAGGGCATCGCATAAAGCGTCCCAGGCGTCCTTGCCCGACCGCACAAAGCGGATATCGAGCGCCGAATGGAGGCGGTACTGGCTCTGCCATTCATCGATGCCGATCGGGGCGTGCGCAATAATCAGCCCGCGTTGCACTTTACCGGTGCGGCGCAGGAATGACAGCCAATCGAGACTGAGTTTGGTTTTGCCGGTTCTGGGGTCCCAATACCAGAGGACGCGGCGCGCCCAAAGGCCAAAGGCAAGGCCCTGGATCTGGCTGAGACGCGGCGGTGTGCGGAATGTCGGTTGCGCGCCATTCGATATTTTAGCGATCAGATCGAGACACCAAACGGCATCCTTCGCCTTGATATCAATCGTCGGTTGCGGTTTGGCCGTCAGGAAGCGGTCGAGCGCTGCTGGCGATGTTGGCATTTGCTTGCATTATACCCCTTATTCGGTCCAAGCGCGGGAACGAATAACGGCCTCTTCGCTCTCTTCGCCATCGCCGAAACCGCCTCTCTCCCGCTGCAACCGTTCGATTTCCTCCTCGGCCCGTTTGGTCATTCGGTGGCTGTTGATGCAAAACTGCCCTGTCGCATAGGATTGACTGATCAACGCCGACCATTTGTCCTTGGCATTGCGGGCAGCATCGACATAAATCCGCCCTAAATTCAGGTCATGTTCCTGCGCCGTCTGACTGTAGGTGACGACAGTGTCGGCGGTGCCCAAGATCGACCAGTCCTCCGCGACATGCGTCCCGGTAACGATGTGCGCCTTGACCGACGCCCGGTTGGTTTGCGTCGCGGTAACCACCGCGATATGCCGCGTCATCGCAATCCCGCGCAATGCCACGCCCACCCGCCCCAATGACAGGCGGTGCTGTCGCACATCGCCGATCTCCATCAGATTGAGATAATCGAGGATCACGATATCGGGCTTAAAACCATCGCTGCGCTCCAGATGATCGAGGAGATTACCGATCTGCGGCACGCTCAATGTGCCGGTCGGAAATTCGTGTACCAAGAGCCGCCCCGGCGAGCCCGGCTTGCCGGTGTACTGATACGGCGTAATCGCGACGGCCAGACCGCCCGCCCCTTTGTCGCTGATCGTTCCGGGCGCGTCGAATTCCGCGATCGCCAACCGTAATCTACCGCTGTCGAGCGAGAAGATCGGGACATGCAATGTGCGCGCCTGTTCACGCGTCAACTGCAAGAAAGCCTGCGTGTAGCGCTCGCGCGTGATCGCGCTGGAATTTTCCAAGGTGATATGCAGCACATCGTGGCGCATCTCGACCGCGCGTCTGCCAATCTGGATCAGTGCCCATGTCTTGCCAGATTTGCGCGGCCCCATATGCAGATAGAGTTCGCCGCGATCGGGATGTACGCCCTCCTCATCCAGCAGATCAATCCCGGAGGAAAATTCGACGCCTTCCTGCCGGTCGAGAAAGGACAGCCATTTTGTCGTGTCGTGCAGCCACACGCCCTGCGGCGGCTTGTCGATCGCGGAGGCGGCGTACAGCGCGTCGCGCGCCCCGTCGAGATCGTTCTGGTCGAGGAGGCGGTAAGCAGTATCGAGGGACAATGCCATCTTGCGGCGGCGGATAAACAGATCGAGATCATCCTGCACAAAGCGTCCCTGTAATTCGGGATGCAATGTATCCATTGCCTTGATGATCTGGCGTAGAAAATCACCATCGCGGCGGCGGATTTCCTGTTCCATGTAATCGTACAGATGGACGCGCGGCGGCACACCGTAGCGGCTGACATGATCCAGCGCAAACTGCCCGATGCGTTGGTATTCCCGCGTCGAGAACAGTTCGGCGGTTAGTTGCAAGGCGATGACCGGGGCTTTCTCAAAATCCCAGCACAACAATGTCAGGACGTTGTCCTCCAATGAATCCTTTAATAGCTTGGCAACCATTTCTTATCCTTCGAGATAAGGCTAACGCCCGCGTTCCTGGCCCCACAGCAGCACATGAAGCTGCGGCAATAGTGTGCAATCCGCCAATCTGGGCCGCTGGATCACGGCGTCGGCCAACCATTTGTAGCGTGCCAGCACGGCGTCGGGGCCTGTACCAGCAGCATCGGTGCCGACCGAGAGATAAAGCGGTATGTCCGCCAGGAATTTGTGGATGCGCTCGGCAAAATTCAGATCATCGTCGGTAAAGCAGACGATCTTCAGCACCATGCGAGCGCGCAACCGGACATGGTATTTTTGCAGTAACGCCGCATCGAGACGGTCCTGCATGCCGGATGACGGCCCCTTTGGCGACACCGTCACGAGATCGCAGAGTTCCAGCCAGTCACGCCACAATGTGCCTTGCGTTTCGACCGCGATCTTGTAGTCGCTGGCCAACGCCGCAATGACATCGGTCAAATCCCAATCGACCGGATCGCCGCCGGTCACCGTCAGCCACGGCACGGTCGGCAAGGCGCGTATCCGCGTTACGATATCGTCCGCCGTCAATCGCAGCGTCGTGCCGCTGTATTTAGGCTCGACAGCATAGAGGCTGTCGCACCATGTGCAGCGGTAACGGCAGCCAAAGGTGCGCAGGAAATGCGACAATTGCCCGGCGAGGGCTCCCTCGCCCTGGATCGACGGCCCAAAGAGTTCACTGACCATGATATGATCGGGCATCATTCCCCCCGAATGACATCCCCCAGCCGCAGTATCAGGTAGACCAGACCGTCAACTATCGGCGTGCGGCGTTCCTTCCAGCGGCCCGGCACACCGCTCCAGCCATCGACAAATTCAGGCTTGTGCGAGCCGCGAACCGGTTTCGTCTTTGACCACACAAAGCTGTTCGACAAAGCCGGAATGGGCAAGGGCGCGATGATCGCAGATCCAGATGGACCGGTTGCCGGTCTCGGCACGAGCGCGTAGGCTTTCGAGCAAATCCTCGACGCCCTGTTCCGAAAGCCAAGCGGTTGGCTCGTCAAACACTTCGAAATCAAAGCGCACGCCCGCCCATCTCTGGATCAGATTGGCAAGGCCAAGCGACACGGCGAGCCGCGCCCGCTGGCTTTCGCCCCCTGACAGCATGTCGAACTTACTCTGTGCAGACGGTGATTTGACATCGATCTGGACACCCAGCCTGACCGTCCCCGACCGCGTCTCAGTCGCCGTCTTAAATATAATACCCCAGTTTGACAGACCAAGCGCCAAAAGACTATTGCGTGTTTCTAAACTCAGCTCTTCCAAAACGCGTTCCACACAGTAAAGCCGGACACGTCGAAAGCCTTGCCGCCAGAAATCATAGCTCTGTTGCTCGGCAAGGATACGCTGTTCCTCGCTCCTCTGCTGTTGCAGCACTTCCTCCAATCGGCGATATTCTGTCGCCGCCGCCTCGGCCTGGGCCTGATAAGGGCTGGTCTCCTGCGCGAGGCGGTCCGCCTCCGTTTCCATCGCGGCAAGTTCCCGGCTCAGACTGGCCATTTCGCCCTTCAATGCCTCGCGTTCCGCGCGATGTTGCTGGTTGTTGCGAACCGTGGCACGCCATGTCTCCTCGGCGGCACGCATCGCGGCTTCGGTCGTGTCCATATCGATCAATGCGTTGGCGACCAGCTTGTCGAGGCGCTCGACATGGGGAATGACGCGCTCGGCAAAGGCTTCGACATGGCTTCTGCCGATCGCCTGTTCGCATGTCGGACAGGTGGCATGGTCTTCGAAGAATTTCAGATTGGTTTCGATTATACCAAGCTCGGTGGCGAGGGCGGCGCGCTTGGCGATGGCCTCGGCATTGCGGTTGCGGGCCAGCGTGAATTCCTGGCCAAGCCGCCGCTCGTCCGGGAGCTTCAATGGCTCGGCGACGATCTGGGCAAGTTCGGTGTGACGGGCTTCGGTCGCCTCGAAGCGCGTCATCAAGGCCTCAAAGCGCGCCGTCTTCTGCGCCTGCCATTCCGCCTCAAGCTCGCGGAACCGCTCGAAATCGCCCAAGCCTTCCTGCTGCCCGAGAGAACGCTGGATAGCTTCGCGGACCACCGCTAGCGATGAGGCGGCTGAACGATAGCGTGTACCCGCCAACTCGGCTGCCTGCATCCACAATTCGAGATCGAGCACATCGTCCAGCAGATCGCCGCGTGCGGGCACCGGCAGATCGATAAACAACGGCACGCCCTGGCCAAAGATCACCGAATTGAGAAAGCGCGCCTTGGTCAGCCCGACCAGTTCCTCGACGGCCTGCTGGTCCACCGGCTGACTATCGATCAACAGGTGGTTGGGTGGTGACGAGCGCTGAACCGTCTTCTCGACACCATCGACGGACAATGTCAGGACGCTGCTGGTACGGTTGGCTCCGTAGGACATCAGATCGGCGGCCCGCAGCCCCTTCACCGATGTGCCGTAGAGCGCAAAGCACACGGCATCCCACAAGGTCGATTTCCCGGCCCCGTTCGCGCCCAGCCGTGGCTCGACACGATTGTCGCCGGTAATCAATTTTAGCCCTGGCCCAGTCGTCAGATCGATCGTCGTCGAACCGGTAAAGGACCGGAAATTAGATAGCTTGATACGGCTCAGGCTGATCTGTTTCACGCGGCGGTTCCACGGGGGGATAAAGCATCTCGATCAAGAGGCTGTCCTCTCGCCTCATCCATACCCCATGTAACCGTTCCTGCTGTGATAGTTCACGGGCTTTATCAACGGCATCGTCGTGAATGAATTTTTCGCCTTCGTAATAGACATGATTAAACTGGTCGATCAGTACGTAGCGCTGCTGTCGCATTCTGTTCCGCCCCTTTGATACGCTTTCTTTCTTGCCGGTCTCTCGCCTGATTGGCTATCGCGCAGCGCATACAGGACCGCCAGAAGCGGCCATGCCTGCACGTTAAATCGCTCCCTTCCTTGAATTTCAGCGGGTGTGTGATCGCCTTGGCTCCGGAAGCCAAACGCAGCATTGACGGTTCACTCACCGCAACGCCGCCAGCAGATCGAGACCGGTCTGAAGCAAGCCTTCGGACAAGCCTTCGCGCCCACAAAAACCACGCAGGATCGCCTCTGGCGTCTGTTCGACATCGAGACTGTCGGGCGTGCGGGTGCCGACGATGATCTCGGTGCCCGCCACCGTTACACCGTGCTCGCTAGCCCATTGCCTGATCTGTTGCTCGGTCGTGCCCCAATGCTCGATCTGCGACGGCGGGCAGTTAAAGCGGATCTTGATCTGGTCCCCCTGACGGATCTTCAGCCTGTCCAAGTCGGCGAGATCGCGAATATCGGCCATGATCTTGCGTGGCGGCGATAACGGGATTTCCGCGACGATGTCGTAGGCCTCATCCAACACCAGCATACGGCACGGAAAATCGTCACCAAATTTGATCGGGTGCGGTGCGCCGACATAGGTGATATTCCGCACCTTCTGCGGCACGTGGACATCGCCGGAATAGAATTTCACATGACGCGGCAGGATCGGGAAATTCGCATTCTCCATGACCATGCCGTTCTCGACCACTGCGCCGGTCACCGTCGCGTGCATAAACGCTGCCATGTAATCGGCCAAATTCAGACCAGCCCAATCGGTCTTGGGCGCAGCGGTGAACGGCAGTAACAATACCGGGGGAGCCGACATATCTTGGTGAGAAAAAGGACGCGGTGACGTGATGTATTCAAAGCCCGCGATCGGACCGCTCGCCATAAAATCAAAATAGCTCGGCGGCGTCATCGCGGTGTCGTGGTTGCCACGCAACACGACCAGCCCGGCCTGCCCACACAGTCGGTACACTTCGTCAAATAGTCGGTTGATGAAACGCGCGGTAAAGCGGTCCTTGCGATCCACCCAATCGCCGAGGATGAAGACGGTTTCGATATGGTGCTGGATCACCGCTTGATGAATGTGATCCCAGATCGCCCAGCGATATTCGTTGTCGGGATTGTCATCGAGATGCAGATCGGTGACGAGGAGGTTCATTATAGCGTTTCCAATCCTTGGGATCGTAGAAACGAATATCGGTATAAATTTCCCCGCTCGGCAAAGTGATCTGATTATCCCCACGGTCGGAGGGAGTGATCGTTTCAAGTAATGCCCCGTCGAGGCTTACACGTTTCCCGGCAGGACTAACCGCTGTGAATACACGTTTTCCCGCCCGCACCTCGTCGGCCATTTCACAGAACACCTTATGAATAAAGTTCTGGAGATACAGCCAGTGTGCATTGGGATGATCCATCTCAGTTGCGCAGCCGCTGACGGATCGATTGCAGATCGCCGATTACGCCATCGAGCATGATCAACGGCAGATGAACAAAGGCCACGTCATGTTCGTGATCGCCCATGATCAGGATCGTCGTGCCGCAAGACGGGCAAAAACCGATCTTTAATACATCGGCTTCATAGATACCGTCGATCGGCACTTCCTGATCGACTTCATGGCGGCAGAATTCGATTTTGGTGTCCTGGGTCATTTGACTGGTTCCATTTCATGCAATCCGCCGGGGACAGCGGTCCCTCGAAGGCGGATCAACCGGTGATGCGCGGTAGCCGTCTCAAACAAACACAATTCCGCCTGCCATTGCGGCAACACGATCAACGGTGCGCAGCGAAAGATCGCCTGTGTGTCGCGCGTGATTGCGACGATCGGATAGAGATTTTGCCGGGCGATCAGGACCGGTGTCTTGATATGGCGCTCGGCCTCGTTGCACGCCTTCTGCCAGAAATTCCAGACCGTCCCGGTCTGGCAGATAAAGCCACGGGCAAAGCCGAGATCACGATAGTGCTTGCATTCAAAAAATGTCCGCTCGGCGAATTCGTAAGCCTCCTGGCTGATCGCCGTCAGATCGCCTGATTGCGCCTTGTTGACGAGATCACGGCGGATTTGCAATGTGGCTCTGCCGCCTGACATCGCCGATCGCCAGAACAGATCGTCGCGCTCGCCCTGCGACAGCCACAAAGACAGCCGCTTGCAAATCGCCCGCTCGAATTTCGAGCCTTTTTCGTGCCCCCCGCCGCCGCGCATTCGTCAGCTATATTTGCGCAATGGTGGTGCCATCGCGGTGGCGATTTCCTGCCAGCGGGCAGTCGTCGCCGCCGTCAGTTCCGCGCGCAACAACGCCAGCTTGTCCATGTCGCGAGCCCGGCGGATGCGGCTCAACGCCGCCGGATAGGCGTCAAAGCCGTAGGTCAGATCGCCCTGGTATTTGTTCTTCTTGAGCCAGTTGACCATCGACAGTTCTTCATCGACGCCGTAGTTGAACATGATCGAGATTTCGCCTTCGGCAAAGGCCGGTCCCAATTTGCTCTTCTTGTTTTTGAAGCGGACGCGGATACCGACCGTGCGATCGACCTCGGACACGGTACGGTTGATCTTGCCTGCCTAGTACAGCCACACGATCTGCGACGCATAGAAATCCAGCGCGCGGCCTCCTGCCCGCACCTGATGCTCGCCAAACGTCACGCCAACCGCCTCACGGATCTGCGAGATCAGCATCAGGCAGCAATTCGCTTTGCCGATCGGCTTGATCATGCGGCGAAAGAATTCACTGAGCATCTTAGCCTTGCGGCCCATCGTGGCCTTGCCCAGTTCCTCGTTGCCCATCTCCTGCGCGTCGGACAACGCGTCGATGCTGTCCACGATGTACAAGGACGGGCCGCTCGGATGCGCTTCAAGCCACTTCTCGATATCTTCGAAAAGCTCCTCGACGATGACTGAACCATGCCCGGTCTCGGTGTCGTCGCCGGTAAACGACACACCGGGCGGGAAGCCCAGCGAATACGCATAATTGCGGTCGAACGCGGCTTCGGTTTCGTTGTACCGGATATTCTCGGCCCCGTGCAGACCGGCAAAGTTAATCGCGGCCTCGATCGCCAGAAGCGTTTTTCCGGAACTGGTATCGCCAACGATGTTGACCATCCGCCCGCGCGCCCAGCCGCCGCTATTGCCGAGATCGAGGAGGATCGAGCCGGTCGGGAAGGTCGTCCCGGCCACCGGCAAGACGACCGGCGGCTCGGGGCGGTTGAGATGCGGTCGCGGCATCTAAGTATTCTTGCGGGAGAAGCGCTCGCGCAAGGAGGCGGCTTTCGAGGCTGTCTGCGATGCGGGGGCCGGTTCGCGCTCTGCCGGGGCCTTTGGCGCGGGGCGCGGCGGCGCTGGGGCATCTTCCTCTTCGGAGGGCGGCGGCTCGTCGGTGTCAAACGGCGGTCCGTCGTCGTCCTCCTCTGCGGCAGCCCGGCGGTCGAGGACCGGGCGCTCTGGGCGTTCTGGGCGTTCTGGGCGTTCCGGACGCCCGCCACCATCATTCATGGCGCGCGTCATCGGACGCGGCGGCGCGCGCTCGGCCCCGTTGTTGGGCTTGCTGCCTTCGAAAAGCCCCATGATCTCTTCGTAGTTGCGCACCAGCAACGTATCGGGCAGTGGATGCGCCTGGACGTAATCCAGCCATTGCTGTTCGACCGATGTCGCACGGTGGGCCAGTTGCACACCGGTATATTTGGTGCCGATGCCCTCGCCATCCTTGTCGAAATAAACATCGTAACCGTCTTCGGGATGATCGACCGTGTAGAATTTACCGGTCGTGCGGTCGCGGCTCGCTTTGCTGAATTCGCGGTCTAGGGTCCACGGCATGCCCCACACCAGTGGCCCCTTGTCCTCGTCCTTGCGGTCGATCACCCACACCAAGACGCGCTTTGACGGACGTAGTTCGCGGACCACGTTTTCGTCGCCGCGCTTTTCGGCGAGGGCGCGTGATTCACAGATCGGACAAGACTGGCCCTCCATGCGCAACGGGCACAATACCGAGGCTTTGTCGGGACCGACGCCAAAATGAGTGTAGATATCCATGCCGTAATGCTTGGCCTGATCCCAGGTTGGCGGCAGGATACGGACGCAGTTTTCGCTCTTCTTTGGCGAATAGATGCGAAAGTCGTCGAGGATGTATCCCTTGAAACCACCGCTCTGCTGCGATGCCCGTCGCTCCCAATCATCGTTGGACCGCACTTGATAGCGAAACGACGAAGCCATTCAGATCCTCCTGCCAAACCGATTATCCATCTGCACTTCGCGGATCGAACGCATAACGCCCAGCCCGACAAGGCGGCCCGCGTAATAGAGGGCAAAGCCGCTCAATATCACGGCGACGACTGCGCCCATCGTGTACATCAGTAGTTCTAGCATCATGGCCGTCAGCCCTAATCAATGCTTTGGGCCTAATATACCCCCAATTCGCCGCATCCCCAACCGTTTCCCCTGGACCAGGGTCATGACCGTTGGGATGTATTGCCTGTCTCGCTAGCCGCCTCGCGCCGCCGCCGATAAGTTGCTGCTGGTGTTATATACCCCGCGATGATCAGATCGCTGGCTTTTTGCAGCAATGTCGATTTGCCGCGTAACGCCTTGACCAGATCGTCGCATAATCGCGCATATGTCTTGGCATGGTTGTAGGCCGATCGCGCCTCCAGCACCTGTTCGTAAAGCGGCAAAGAACGCTCGATCGCCGCTTCGGTAATGCGTTCCTGCGCCGCCCGCAACTGCTGGCCGATCTCGGCTTTGATGATGTCATAGGCCAGGAGACAGGCGTTCTCGTCATTCATCGCCGCGACGGCCAGTTCAGAGGCGTCCTGCACCAAGGCAGGCATCTTCATCACTTCATTGTCGAGATCGGCAAAATCGATCGGCAACTGGCTGCGCAAGGCCAGATATTCCTCCGATGTATCCAGTGTGTCCGCCGCTTCCGCTGCTGGTATATCTGCTTCCGGTGTATCGCTCATGCTGATCCCCACACCGCCCGCTTCATCGCCGCGTAGAACTGGGCTTTCGGATCAAAGGACTGTGTCGGGAATGTCAATGCGTCGATCATCGACGCCAGATGCTTCGCCTTGCCGGGGCCGCTCTCGCGCAATAACGCGCCGATCAGCCGCCGCGTCAGCGGGATCAGCAGCCCGTCATAACTGTCGCTGGCCTCGTCGAGGCGCAACAGCAGCGGGCGCAACGCCTCCCACGACGCGCGGCCCTGGATCAAGAGCCCGGCGATCTCGCCGATCGTATCGCTGTCATTGTCGAGGATCGAGATGATCCGCTTCGCCTCGCTGCGGTCACGCACATCGTAGCAGCGCTCCAACAACGTGATCGCCTTGCGCGGCTGGCCGGTCGCCTCTTCGACGATCAAGGACAGGATGTCGTTGGCGGGATGCCAGTTCTCGGCGTCGCAGATGATCTGCAATAATTCCTCGATATATTTCCGCTCGACCGGTTTCAATGTCACCGGGAAGCAGCGCGTCTTCCACGTTTCCGGGATGCGGTGCGCCTCGGTCGTGCAGAGCGCAAAAAACAGATGCGCGGGCGGCTCCTCCAACACCTTCAATAAGGCCTGCTTCGCAGGGGCCGACAGACCATGGCATTCGTCGATGATGAACATCTTGAACGCGACACCGGAGAGCGGCAGATGCTGGCCGTGATCGATGAGTTCCCTGATGACATCGATCGAGCCGCTGGAGCCTGCATCGATTTCGATGAGTTCCGCGGCGAGATGACTGGCGATAATCCGCGCCACGGTCGTCTTGCCGATACCGCTGGGGCCGGTCAGCAAAAAGGCATGCGGCGGGCTGTCGCTTTCCAATCGCCGCTGAAGGCTCGCCATCGCCTCGTCATGCCCCAGCACTTCGGCAAAGCTGGCAGGACGAAATTTTGTGATTAAAGGGACATTCATCACACCGTCTTCCATGTACGATTGTGAACTATGTCCATAATTGTAGTGTTATGAACCCCATATTTACGCGCTAAAGCTTTATACCCCACACAGCGACTAGACGCTTTATAGTTAGAGCGAATATACAAAACGGCAGCCTGATCCAACTTAGCAGCACCGTTCCCTTCACCACGTGCCACACGATTGTTTCTAACTGCATCATCACGATTTTGTTGACGGGTTCCCCAAGCCAAATTACTCAATACACAATTCGTAGATACATCATCCAAATGACGACATTCCTCTCCTGGCCCCGGCGAACCTACAAACGATAACAACACCAATCTAGCAACAGATAGACGTTCATTATGCTCAGCATTTCCGAGACCCACACTGACATAAATATATTGCCGACCTATACGAGTATTAGTCTGTTTCAAAATCCTTTCCCGTAACTTTCGACCAGCACCTCCCACACAAGCCAAACGTTTAATCTTTCCCAAACAACTAGCCTGATATCCAGGCCAGCCCGGAATATCACGCCACTCCTCATTCATCAGATACAACCCGCAGCACTTCTTCCTCTAGATCAGCTTCAGCTTCGGCCTCGGCCCCGCCATGTCCTGCCCGGCGAGCCTCCAATGCCGCCGCGACATCTTCTGGCGCTGCCGAATAGACATTCTGGCTGACGACGTTGTCATAGCGATTGGCGCGCGGCTCCTTGCCCAACCACGCCACCAGCCCCTTCTCGACCAGCCGCTTCATACGCGGGCTAATGCTGTCAATAGGATGGTTTTGCAGCCGCTTCCAGATATCCACGACACACATCGGCGGCCCATACGGCGGACCGTAGCGTTTCACCACCACCAGCACTTCGTTCTCCATCGCGGTGGCGTCGATCCGCTCTGCCGCGTCGCGCGATGTATCGGGATCGGTTGAACGATAGCGGCCCTTATCGCGTGCCATTGGTTGCCTCCTCTCTGGCGGTGACGGCGGCGGGCGGAATGGCACCACATTGCCGCGCACATAGTCGCCTTCATAGGTGCCGATGGCTTCCATGTCACACCAATTATACCCCACCGACGCTTCGACAATCAGCGGTACGGTCTGCCAGCGATAGCGGGTTTTCGTCATCACGCGTTCTATTTCGGCCCGGTATTTATCGAAGCGGTCTTCGTTATCCGGCAGAATAAAAGTCAGATCATCATGCACGTTGATGCGCGGCATCAGATACATGTCGTCGTATTCGATCGCCAATTTCTGAAGCTCGTTCTGGCAGTCGAGCACGATGACGGCTTCACCGTTCTGGATCGGTGTGATGACCGGCTCATTGCCGGTCATGACGCCAAACCGCCACTGGCCGTTCAATGTCTTGACACCGCCGGTATCACGGTATTCGGCACGCCGTGCGTTGAGCCATTTTTTGGCGACGTGAAAGCGCGTCCAGAAATCGTTCAACAGAT